AGGTGACAGCTCCTCCGGCCGCGTTCTTGAACACGAAATCGTAGTACAGACCATTTGCATTCGCTCCGCTGGGGAGCACGGCGGGCGCGTTGACGGTCACTATCCCCGCGCCCCCCGTTGCTGTCAGCGTAATCTCATCGCCGATCATGAGCGACGGAGCCACTGCCGCGCCGGTCGCGGTTGATGTCGCGCTGCCTGCGATGCCATTCCCCCACTGCTTGAGACCGGGCCAAATGGTCACGCCCGAAACGCTGATCGGAGTCGTCTGAATCCCAAGGGTCGGGTTCGCGTAGACAGAGAATCGAGTTCCGGTCAGCGTCGAATCGAACTCGACACCGACGGGTGACGTGGCAGTGGATCCGAAGTAGCAGTTCGTTACCACTCCATCCGATGCAGCGCCGGTGAACTCGATCGCAGAACCACCAGTCGCGCGAACGAACGTGTCCGCGATCGTGTTGCGAACGTAGGCAGTTCTGATGGCTCTCCCGCTGGCATCGGCAGCCAACCCATATGAGAATGATCGAACGACGGTCAGGTCAGTCCCCGCTCCGGAGGCGTCCAGGCCGATTAGATATGACGCCCCGTCGCTGAGAGCGCACGACTCAACCGTCGCCCGAACACAGGCCACCAGCGCCAGGGCGGTTCCCGTGCTGGCCGTCGCGTGTACGAAGTTAATTCCGCTCACGGTAAAGTCGGTGCAGGTAGTCAGGGTCACTCCGTTTGCTGTAGCATGCGTGCTTGTTATCGTAGTTGACCCAAGTCCGGCGCCAATAATGGATACGCCGGCCGCGCTGGTTAGCGTTAGCGCAGCGTCGATCTTGTACGTGCCGGCCGGGATGATGACGTTCACCCCGAGTGCTTTCCCTCGGTTAAGGGCCGCCTGCATGCCCGTCGTGCTGATCCCGATGCCGGTCGGGTCCACGTCAGCGAAGTCCGTTACGTAGATTCCCTGTTCCTGAAACTTGTCGTGGATCGTCCGGCTAGTTGCCCCTCCGCTCTCCTTGTACGTCCCGTCAACTCCACCGACCGACGTGAAGAGAGCGGTCCAGGCCTCGTCCTCCGTCGTCCCCGTCCAGCCTTCGTTGTTGAGGCCGACATTCCCAGCCGTGGCCGGGATGTAGATCAGGTCAGCAACGGTAGCGGTGTCCGCGTCCTGAATGAGTAGGCGAACCGGCTGGGTAGCGAAGATGCCGTCAGGGTAGTCAGCCGAGCTTACGAGCCCGCCTTCGTTGAGCACGATGGGTTGCGTGACGATGGCTGAAGCTTCGGCGTCTGAGTAGACGTTGACGGGCGTGTTGCCGCCCGGTTCGAAAAACCAGACAGTCCCCGAGGCGTTGGCGGTCCCGTCGGACAGGCGAGAGCCTGCGACGGACAGGACTTCGATGAGGGCGGCGTAGTTCGACATTACCTACGACCGAACATTGCCGAGATCGGACCCGTAGCCATGTTTCCGCCGGTCGTTTGACCACCGTGCTTGAATCGCGACAGGCCCTTTGGTCCGTTGTAGCCAGACATAAGCGTGTCACTGGTCGAGCCGCCCATGGTCTGTTGTCCCGCCGGTGCGGTGCCCATGTCGCCACCGACGGTTTGTCCGCCCGTCCACGCTGGGCTTAGCCCTGGACCGCCGTATCCGTACATGAGCGAGTCGCTTGTGGTGCCGCCCATCGTCGGGCCGCGCTGCGCACTCTGCATCCCGCCGCCGGGCCCAATCTGCATATCTCCGCCCATAGTTTGGCCGCCAGTCCACGGGTTGGCGCCGCCACCACCGGCGTTCTGAAACATCCACTGCAACGGTCCAAGCCAATTCGGTGTCATTGAAAACCTCCCATTCTTGAGAACATCGCCGTGATGGGGCCGCCTGTGGGCGGGGATGGGCCCTCTTGCCGCATGTCGCGATAGGGGCGCGGGCCGAGTCCCGGCCGCTGGTTAAACATCGACTCTGCGCCGAGCTCTCCCGGCTCCTCTCGCATGCGCTGTTCGAGAATCATGCGCAGCTCAGGGTCCCGCATGGCCTGAGCGAACATCAGTTGGATCGGTCCCATGTCAGCGTCTCCAAGAAAGTCCGTAGCGAGGCACCATGCGCAAATTTCCCCGTTCGGTGTCGTCGTTCGTCGCTTCGAAGATGGCGATGTTCAGCTCAGCCCGAAGCGCCTTCATCTTGTCCATGAAGCCGAAGTGCGGGCACAACTCCACCGCCGTCTCGATGATCAGAGCCTTGAGGTACTTGCTAGGCAGGCCCGTGGTGTTCGCCGCCGTGTCCATGTCGGTCAGCAACAGAGTCCGCGGGTACGTGATGCTCGCGACCGTGGAGTCGGGGACCGGGTAGAGCGTGAAGCGGACGCGGTCCGTCTTCTCGACCATCATCAACGTCGGCTGACCCGTGTCGGTCTTGTCGGTGATCTCCATGTACCGACCGCGGGTGATGATCTCCACCTTCGTGTCGATTCCGCTGTTGTCGGTGACGTAGGGATGGCGGACCAGAATGTCCAACGTGTCGATGTCCGTCGTGTACTCGGCCGTTCCGTCTACGAGCGTCGTCGTGGTCCGCTCGGAGCGGGCCAGGAACACGCCCTTGTTCTCCCAGCTCTTGAGCACGACGTTCAGAGCGTCCGACCCCATCGCCAGGTAGTCACTGGACGGGTCTTGCCCCGCCGGCACGACGCCGAGCTTCTGGTAGGCGTTCCGTAGGATGCCCGTTCGGGAAAGATCGAACGAAGTGTCCGTGCTTGCGGTCATTGGCGCGCCTCCCGAAAACTGCGGCCGAATTGAGCAGCCCTGACGGCATCGTTCGCCATGATCGACAGTCCCACGTCGTTCACGAATGCCGTTTGCATCGTCAGCCCAGACCCACCGCGCAACTCGACGCGGTCGAAGTAGAGGCCGTCGCTCAACTTGCCGTCCTGGTATCGCTGGGTGATGTTCAGAGGCAGCAGGCGAGCAGACTTGAAGCTGGCCATGTACTGGCTCCCCCATAGCGGAGACAGAACGCCGAACGCCCCCCAGTCGTAGAGGCTCGAAGCATTCATCGCGATGGCGGCGTAGTCGTCGTCTGCATCACGGACCAAAAGCAGGGATGCTATCCCCTGGGTCGCGTCGTAATCCCCGGTTTCAGACCGCGCCAGGACCGACGCCGAGGTGTCGTCTGGTGTCTCAAATTCTTCGTTGCTGGTGAACGTACGCAGCCAAGCCGCGACCGATAGAACCTGTGTCGACGCTCCCTCGTAGGCGTAGAGAGCCCCGATGGCGATGGCGAAGTTCTGGCCAGAAATCATCGTCCCGTCGTCGTGAGTCCCGTTGAAGAACGCCCACCGACCTGTGCCCACGGTGACCGGGAATTGCGGCTTTGTGAACGGGTAGGCGTTGAAATACTCCCTGGGAGTCGTAGCCGAGAGGCCGGTGTACGTCTCGCCGTCGGAGCCGCGGATACCGTCAGCCCAACACTCCCGCATCTGTTCCATAGACAGGGACATGAGTTGAGCAGGGGTTGTGATGAATCCGATCACAGCCGCGGTCGCGCCGATGCTCTGATCTCCGTCCGTCTCTTCGAGTTCGTCCCAGAACTCCAGCGCCAGGAGGCCGCTAGGGTAGAACAGATGGTTCGAGTAGAACGCCTCATCCGGGTCAACGCCGACTGTCGTGGATACCTCGGACGCCACAGCCCCCGTGTAGAGACGGGCGGTCCCGGCCGAATCACTTGACGTGAACTGAGCACCGTTCGAGCCGATGGCCTGAACGTTTCGAAGGTAGGTCGCCGCAGCCCTGGCGCCGAGTAGATACGTCTGCGTCCCCAGGACACGGTAGGCGTACAGCAGTGCCAGCCCGCTGGCGGCGACGTTCTGGGTAACGTAGGTCGAAGCGCTGGCCTCGAGCACACCGCCGTAGAACGGATCTACCGCCCTTCCTCCGCTGGTGATGCCGAAGCCCTTCTGTCTCGTCTGGATGTAGGTCGCAGCCGTGGCGAGCAACGTCTTCGCCCGTACGATGAGCCGTTCTGGCCTCGTGTTCTGGATGATGAGGTCGTAGAGATACCTCGCGCTCCACGCCATGGCCGCCACGATGTCGACGGCGACCGTCCCCCCGTCCCCCGAGGTCACATTCTCATAGCGGCCCTGATTTGTGATCTGCTGGTCGATGAAGTTGAACAGCGCCCCTTCGTCGGCCTCCAGCCGGTTCGGGTAGTGCGGGTTCTGCGGCTTCGGATCTTTGTTCGGCCACGTCTGCGGAGGACGGGCGTGGGCGTTGAGCGTGTCCAGCATGATCGCCGTACGCTCTCCCGTGTGCCTGTCGCAAACCCAGGTGATGTTGTCGAGCTTCCGCATCGTGTTGATGGAACGGAGTTGCCCGCACACGTCGCACACGCGGGGATACGGGGAGAACTTGTCTGGCGTGACGTAAGCCATGATCACGCCGTGAGCAGGACGTTTCCTGTCCCTCCGATGGTGAGCCCGTAGATCTGATACGTGGTCGCGGTGACCGTGTGGCCGTAGTCGGACTGGTTCGTGAACGTGTTGTTGAACGCACGGACTCGAGATGCGCCAGCGGACACCTTCAGCGCGTAGTCAGTCCATCCATATGACCCGCCGTCGAATACGCAGTCCTCGATCGTCTGGTCTGATATCGCCCCGGATATTTCGAGGCCAATCGCTGGACGAGATGCCGTCACTACAAACGACGATCCGGTGACTCGATTGTACGAGCCAGTGATGTTGACTGCTCTGTTTGTGTCCGATGCCCCGCACTCGAAGTAGCAGTCCTTGACGGTGACCGCACTGGTTGCCATCGCAATCCGGCAGGTAGCCGCAGCCGTAGACGCGGGGAAGTAAATCCCTTCGATCCACGTTCCAGTGGACGTCACGTTCCACATGTTGACAGCCCCGGTGCAGGTGTAGCGGGGTCGGCTAGAGCCAGTCCCGCATCCGAAGATAGACAGGCCGACCACACCTAGAACCTGCGATGCAACCAGGGATTCGGATGAACCCTCACCGATGATGATCACGCCGTCCGTGGCGCTGTTCGTCACCGCCTGAGCCAGCGTGGCGACGGGCAACTCAGGTTTGTTGCCAGCGTTGGCGTTGTTACCGTTGATCGTGTCTAGCCACTGGACGAGGCCAGATAGGTAGACACGCCCGTCGAGTTGCAGGGTCGCGGGCCCGTTCTGGAAGACGGTACCTGCGAGGTTCAGGCCGCCCGGGTAATCGTTTGGGCTAGCCATGTGCCCTCCGTCGCTTCCTTAGGCGCGCGCCCGAACCTTGGCGATGCAGTCAGGACGCGAGGCTTCGCACGCTGAGTGCCAGCGGGCGTGACCAGCGGCGCCGGTCATCTCGCCCTCGTAGCTGCCGCAGACCACACAGCCGGTCTGGGGCATCGGCTCCGACCTGGGGACCGGAGGCGGTACCACGATCGGCGTGAAGTCGTCCTTGTCTTTGCCTTTGACCATTACGTGCTCACCGGGGTTGTGAGGGCGCCGCTCTCGCCGGCCAGGTTGGCGGTGTAGCAGCGGAAGAACAGCGGGCCGTCGCCAGCGCCAGCGGGAACCCAGCCGGCCAACGTCGCGCCGTCGAGGATGCCGATCGAGCAGTCAGACACGAGACCCAGAACACCGGCCATCTGCGTGACCGCGTGAATCGAGACGGCCTTCATGTTGACGAGGTTGTTGCGGCGGAAGTCGATCCCGACCGAGGCGTTGTTGATGAACCTAACCACCCCCACCGTCGTCGAGCTGGTCCCGCCGATGATGGTGTTGTCGTAGATCTGACAGAAGCTCGCACCGTCGAGGTAAAGGAACGACGTGCACTCCGCCGCGGTCGCGCCATAGCAATAGTTCCGCTTGAAATGGAACTTGGTACCGGCCGTCACCGTGACTGCGATCGTCACCTTCTGGTCGGAGTCGAACCCGAAGAAGATGTCGCAGTCGGTGATGGCGCAGCCAGCCGCCGTCACCGTGATCGGAGCAGTGACGGTCAACGCCGAACCAGCCGCATGCGCCCCCGCCAGAAAAAGCTGGCAGTTGTGAATGCGGAAGTTGGCCACGTCGAACAGGACCGAAGAGGCCGTGACCGTCCATGTGAAGGCCGGCCGATTGGTCCCACGGCCCATCCCGATGATGGTGACGTCGGTCTTGGCTGCGAGCGCCGACCACGCATCGGCAGCCCCGATGGACTCCGTGTATCCAGGGAGCACGTAGATCACATCCCCACGGCCCGACTCACAGCGCCCTAGCGCTTCGCTGACGGTCGTGGAGGTGCGACTCGTTATTCCCTGACCCACGTCGGAGAGCGCTTGAATCTGCGCCTGGGTGCCGACGTAGAACACGGCGCCACCCGTCACCGAGAGGAACAGGTTCCCCAGCTCGGTGACGCCGTTCATCGTGTTCGGGTTGTTCAGATTCGACATGGCTGTTACGCCGCGCTGGTCGGGGTTTGAACGCCGCCGTTTTCAGCCGCCAGGTTCGCGGTAGAGCCGCGGAAGTGCTGCGGACCGTTGCCGGCCGACGCGGCCACCCAGCCACCGAGACCGGAGTCGTTGAGAGTGCCGAGCCCACAGTCAGCCACGACCCCTAGCACGCCGTCCATCTGCGTTACGGCGTGGGAACTCAACGCAACTTGGTTTCGGAAGATGCAGCGACGGACGCTGATCCCCAATGAAGCCGTGGTGATGAAACGCAAAACCCCCACGGTAGTAGCAGACGTCGCCGCATCGATGACCGTGTCGTGCATCTCGAGGTAGTCCGCGCCGACCGCGTAAAAAACCGAGGTCGTCAGGACGCCAGCAGCGACAGCGCCGTAGACCGTATTCCGGTTGAAGCGCATGAAGTCCGCCGCTGCCGTGGTCGTGATGCCGATCGTGACGCCCTGGTCAGCGTCGACGCCGACGTTGATGTAGCAGTCTTCGATCGCGCATCCCTCGGCAGAGACCGTGATCGGAGCCGCGACGGTAAGCGCCGTGGTCGAAGCCAGCGGCCCGGCCATGTACAGGTTCATGTTCTGAATGCTGAAGTTGGCCGAGTCCATCAGGATCGTGCCAGCCGCAGCCGTCCAGGTGATGATCGGGCGGTTGGTGCCCTTGCCGCAGCCTACGATCGTGACGCCCGTCTTCGTGCCCAGAGCCGACCACGCGTCAGCCGCCGTGATGCTCTCGGTGTAGCCCGGGAGGACGTAGATGTAGTCCCCGCGCGCCGTGAGGCAGTCCGACAGCGCGGCGTTGACGGTGGTGTAGGACCGCGAAGCAATCGCCGCCCCGGTCTGACCGAGGGAGGCGAGTTGCGCTGCGGTGCCGACGTAGAGAACCTGCCCGCCGTTCGGGGAGATCACCATGCCGGCGATCTCCTGCACTCCGGGGTAGTTGACTACGGTGTTCGTATTCGCCATGGCGGCTCCTAGGTGTTCGAGAGGTACACGCCGCGGGGATTCGTCCAGCCGACCGCGAAGCGCTCGTAGCCGATGAACGTCTTGCTCTTGCGCTTCTCGTCCGACTCGTCGTCGAACGTCGGCTTTTCACGCCACACGAACCGAAGTCCGGCCTTGGCGTTGGTCACCGCGCCGTACTGCGTGGAGCTGGTGAAGTAGCGGTTGACACCCATGCCGTAGTTCTTGGACTTGAGGGCGTTGATCGCGTTGTTGGCCGTGTCGTTCTGCTGAGCGCTCTTGAGGATGCGCATCAGGCGAAACTCCAGAGCCTTGGGGACGACGATCTTCTCGATGTCGTAGCCGTTGACGAGCCATCCGTTCGAGTCCGGCATCTGCGAGGCGTTGATCGCCATCGTCTCGATCGACGTCTCCGACAGGCTCATGAACGTCGTGAGCATGTTCGCGTAGGTGCCGCCCTTGACCAGCGGGTGAGAAGCCGACCCGAGCACCACACCGTCACCGCCGTTGAACCCCGCCGTGTAGGCGTTGATCCAGACCGCGGCCGCGGTGTATTCCTGGGTGAGCTTAGCGGCCTGGGCCACGTCGCCGGTGCCGTTGACGGCTTCTTCGTACTTCGCATCGGCGATCGCCTCTTTCGAGACAATCACGCGCTGTGCGTACGCCACCATCATGTACCGCTTCGAATAGCCGGTCGCGAAGGAGTCGATCGCCGCCAGTTCGTTCTCGACCTTGACCTGCATCGGCCCGGTGGACGCCCGCTCCTGGTCGTCGATGTACGCGTCCTGCGTATTCGACACCGCGAAGCCGGAGTCTTCCCAGTCGAGCTTGCCTTTGATGTTCGTACCCCAGACGGTGTCCAGGGTCCGCTTGAGAAACGGTGCGATCGTTGCTGTATTTGCGGCTGGATTTGCCATGGCTCGTTACACTCCCGTCGCAGTGCCGGTGGGCCAGCAGGACTCGTTGCAGACCACAAGGAACTCGAACCGGCTTGAGGTCGGGTCGTTCTGTCCGAGTTCCAGGCCTTGCAGCGTGTAGCCGCGAATCCCGATGATTCGGAAGTTGAACGTCGCCGTGGCGTGGGTCGAGATGTCGAGAGCGAACGTCGACCAGCCCGTATTCGCGTCCGGCGTACCGGCTACGAGGTCCGCGTTCTCCTGCAACGCCGAAATCTGCGTTGCGATGGTGGTGAACGTCGTGCCCTCGTCGGCCTGGACCGCGAAGATAACGTCCGGCGTGGCGGGGACGAACTCGACCAGCGACGCGTTCCTCGAGCCGACCGTGGTCGGTGAGAACGTCGTGCTCGCCGGCAGGTAGTTCGAGAGCGTCCGCTTCCCACTCACCACGTAGGAGAACCCGGTAGCGACGCCGATGATGACGCCGGCCGTGGTCCCGGCGACGGTGACGGTGCCGTCCGTGGCAGCCGCCAGGACGTCGCCGACGCCAAGCGCCGTGCCGTAGTTGTTCGCGACCTCGCGAACCATGGGCGTCGGAAGCGGGGAACCCGAGATGGTTCCGACCGCCCGATACCCGCCAATTGTCACGTTAGCCATGGCGTTCTCCTACTTTTCCAGGGTGCGGGTCATGTAGCCGCCGTTAGCTTCTGCGGCAGCCTTGATTGCCTGCATACGGCGCTCGGACGGAGCGCGCGTGCGTTCGTCGAGCTTCGCTGCGTGGTCTTCGTCGACCTCGAACAGCGTCAGCCCACCGACGGTGAAACCCGAGCCGACATCCGCGTCGTTGTCCCAGGCGGGACGGGGGCCGTTCGCGGTGTTCTCGGTCTTCACGTAGCCGCGGTGACGGAAGCGAGAGGCATCCGAGTCAACGCCCGACGTCGTGAGCCAGGCGTAGCGCTTGCCCGGGTCCTTGTTGAGAACGACGTCTTTTTCGTAGTCCCCATTGATCGGGGCGGCGGGCGGGTCGTGACGCTTGGTCTTCGAACCCTTCGGCCTGCCTCTACGCTTCGGCGCTTCCTGAATGTCCTCTGACATGGTGGCTCCGGTGCTTCATTGCCGCCCGTTCCAGCTCGCCAGCCGAGGGGGCCACCTTGGAGCCAACAACCGCGCCGGTGGTTAAAGCGCGGTGCCGATGGTTGTAGCGTGCGTGTTCTTATGTGCCCGAGTCAATGTTTCTACACGCGGCGCCCGCGGAAAGTGTTCCACGCCGCTGCCGCATGTAGTCGGCATGGCAACGCCTGCACCAGCGTTGCCGTGGTCTTCGTGGCTCGTTACGGCACTTCGCGCAAACGACCATCAGTCGTCGTTGTCCGTCATGCGACGGGACATGTCGAGGGCCCACTGTTTGTAGGCGTCCTTCGCCTCCAGATGTGAGTAGGCGGCCCGAGCCAATGCCTCTTCGTCGCGGCCCATCTTGATCGTCTTGCGGTTGTCCCCGCCCCCAGCTCCTTCACCGGAGGG